ATTCTGATAAAAATTCTTTTAAATCTAAAATTGCACTGCCAAAATTTCTCGCACTTCCAGTCCATTCATCAGTGTCTTTATTATAATGAACTACCAAAGCCGGACGCTGGAAAGCAGTAGCTAATTCCATTGCCGCCAAACCTGTAAGATTAGGATTAATATTATCTTCATTATAATATTTTCCAATAATAATTTTATCCATATCGTAACCTTCAGAATGTATTCTTGTACTAAGCAATTCAGCAATTTTAGTTCGTTCACGTTTTTGTCTTGCTATGGCATTATCACATAATCGTATTGCTTGTTCTTTAAGAATTTCTGTATCATTAGGTTTATGTCCGCGTTTACTACTAGGAACTATAATATCTCCATTTGTAATAGCTTGGAATAAAAGTTGTTTTTCTTCTTTTGTTCCCATTCTTACAATAGCATTGATAGCTGGAATAAGATAGAAAGCAACATCTGTGGGAGTTGGAATATCTGAACCTATAGAAAAAGCTCTTTTTTCAACTAATGCTTTGAAGAAAGGATTTTGAATATTTTGTAAACCTTCTGAAACATAATATCTATTTTCTATAGTAGATAAATTCATAACATCACCTACAATAGCAATAGCAACTAAATCAAGATATTGATTCATATCTATTTGTGATACATATTGTTTACAATATTCTTTTAAAAATTTAAAAGTTACTCCAGCTCCACAAAGATATTTATTATCATATAAAGGTGATAATTGGTTATTAATTGTTAAAACTCCTAATTCTTGTGAATATCCATTTGTAGCTTCATGATGATCAAGTATTAAACAAGTAATACCTTTATCGGCCAATTGTTTATGTTGTTCGTAATCACTAGTACCACAATCAGGAGCTATTACTACTTGACAATCTTCATCAAGTTCATTTATATCAATACCATGAAATTTATGAGAGTGAAAAATAAAATGATATTTATTTTGTGGATAGTTTATATTTTGTAGAAAAAAATATACTAATGCGCATGATAAAAATCCATCTGCATCATCATCTACAATAATATTTAATTTTAAATTATAATCTAACCAAGCTTGTAAGCATTGTAATCCTCGACGTATATTATCTAAATGATAAACATTTTCTTCACATATACTATAAGGATTTAAAAATAAATCAATATTTTGAATTTGTTTATGCTTTAAAAGATCATTTATAAAATCTTTTTTATTTAATTCATATTTAAGAATACTATTCATTTGTATCCTCAAAATGGTCTTTAAAAACATAAAGAGTAGGTTGTTCATTTAAAATAGAATCATATTGCCCCGGCAAGCCATATTTACTATTTGGATCATATTGATCATAAAATTTTATTTTTTCTGCTCTTAATTCTGGAGTTGAATATGCCCAATGTTGAATTTGAAGTTTGGTAGGATAATAATTAACAAAAGAATTTACAGGAATAGAGCCACCATGAATTTTCAATCCAGTCCAATAATAGGTAAAATTCTTTTTAAATCTTGCACATCTTACCCAATGTATATCACTATTCCACATATTTTCTTTTCTATAATGTGTTTTATCCCACATATCATATCTATAAAATCCAATTGCATCAGCATCATATTCTATAGCTTTTTGAAATTCTTTGTTAAAATGTAAAATAGAATTTTGAGTGAATGTTTCATCAGCATCATTTATAAAAATATAATCATTATTATCAGCTATTTTTCCACATTCATCCCATAATAATTTTCTTAATTCAGATTCATTTTTATTATATAAACGATCGGTTTTTAATATATTACTAGCATATTTTTTAGAAATATTGTAAGAATTATCAGTAGAACCATCATCTATAATAATAAGTTTATCTGTTATTTGTCGCATATTTTTTAAACATTCTTCTAAAAAACGATGTTCTTCATTATATACGCACATTCCAATTATAAAATTATTCATATTGTTCCTTTTCCTTTATCCATCTATTATAGCATTTTTCATTATATAAATGACGTCCTGGATATTTTGTGTCCATATATAATTTAAAACTTGGAAAATGAGCATATATTTTACAAAAGAAAGACCAATCTTCACTATATTCTCCAACAACTTGTTTTATTGGTAAATAATTAATTGATTTTATATTAAATATTGAAGAATGTATTAAAGTAATCATTCCACCCCAATTAATTTCATAAATATTAGGAAGAGTATAATCTCTATTTTCATAATGTCTCCATCCTTCATATTTTCCATCCATAACGTTTATTCCTTTAGGGCCTTTTGTCCAAACAGCTTCTGTTACAATGGGGAGATTTAATTCTAACAAATATTGTAAAGTATTAGGATGTAAAAGTATATCACTATCTACAGTAAATAAATAATCATATTTTTCTTCTCTAGCTTTTTGTAAAATTAAACTTCTTAATAATGCTATATTTATAAGTCTTTCTTGAGACCAATTATGAAATCCTTGTTCTTTATCAATAACGAAGTTTTGATTTTCATAACAATATTCATCTTGGTTAAGCATTGAAGATAATGGAGAATCTTTTGATAATATAAAAAATCTATTTATAGTACAATCTTCAGGTATTTTTAAGGCATTTAAAGACATTAAATATTCTTTAAAAACTTTTTCTTGTTCATTTACTGGTGCAGCTATTAATATTTTTGTTCCCATAATTCTTTCTCTTCTTTTTTCCATTTTTCATAATCACTTATTCTATATAAATGTTTTACTGGATAACGTGTATCTATATAAAATTTTACTGCTGGTAAAACAATATGGGTTCTTGTAGAAAATGCATAATCTTCCCAATTAGAAGAAGATAAATTTTTAATTGGATAATAATTAATAAATTCATTTTCAAATACTTTTTTAGAAATTAATGTACATCCACAAACTGTACCAATTTCATGGAGTCCAATTTGTTTAATTTTAAAAGTATCTACTATTATTCTTCCTTGAACATCTCTTCCATCATAACAACTTGGAAAAATTGACCAAGGATATTGTTGATCATAACACGTCCACCATATTTTACCAACAACATCTTTATTATCCTCTATTAAATCTAGTAAACTATTTTTTCTAAGTATAATATCTGAATCAACAGAAAAAACATAATCATAGTTTTCTTTTCTAGCTTTTTGTAAAGCCATAGAACGCATTGCTGCAACAGCTTTAAAATTTTCTGCTCTCCACATATGAGTTCTATTATTAAGTTCTAAAATTGTATCATCTGTTACAATTTCATATTCATCTGGTTTTAAAAATTTTTTAAGTTCACCACTATTATGTAAATAAAAATATTTATGAACTTCATAATCTTCTGGAATATTAAGTCTATTTAAACTCCATAAATATTCTTTAAAAATTCTTATATCTTGCCGCACTGGAGCAGTTATTAATATTTTTTTCATTTATACACCTCAGGAGTTACAGCACCATTTAATAAAATATTTTCTTCTTTTATTATTTGAAAATAATCTTCTCGTGTATAATTTTTAGAACCAATATGTCCTATTTCTATTGTTGGATCACAAAGTATTTTATATCCATAATCATGAGTTGCAGTATATAAAAAACTTATATCTTCACCAGTATATGGACGAGGTAAAAACCAAGGTTTAGATATTTTTTTAAAGACATCTAAATTTATCATTGCACATCCTAAACCGCAATTTTGAACATAAAAAGGTTTAGTTAAATCTTGTGATTCTATATCATAAAAGTGTAATGAAATTTGTTTATTAGGTAATTCTTCTTGATAAGAAAAAACACAAGGATGATATGGAGGATCTTTTCTAAAAATAAGAGTAGTTACAATATCTTCTCCATTGTCTAAATAAGTTGCTAATTTATCTATTGTATCTTTTTGAATTATTTGATCTGAATCTAAAAACATTATATAATCAGCGTTAGATTGCAATGCCATTGTAACTAAATTTTCTCTTGAAATATATAAAATACTTGATTTTAATAATTGTATATTAATTACATATTTACTTTGTAGTTGTAATAGACTATATACCACTTCTGAAGGTAAGCTACCTGTATGTGGTATTCCTATTATAATTCTTTTATTTCTATTCATATAATTTTATTCTCCGTTGGAATAAATAATTAAAATTGTCTATTCCCCTATCAATAGGAGAATCTTTTTCTTCAAGTATGTTCCAAAAATCAAAGATAAATGAAAAATTACAATATAATTTGTATTTACTAGCTAATTCATTAAGTTTATTATAATATATTTCATTTTTTTTATCTTTGTTATTTTTATATTCTTTATCAAAAGCTATAATAATTTCTTTTGCTCCACAATTTATTAATTGCATTATTTGCACTTTAGATATATTACTACCACAGCAAGCAACTAAATTATTATATTCTAATTGTTCTCCTTTAAGAACAGATTTTTCACCTTCAACTATTATAGCTTGTTTAGTTTTTTGTATGTTATTTTTATTATTCCACAATCCATAACAAAATTGAGAAAGTGGATGAGAATATATTTTATTTTCTAATTTTAAAGGTCTATATTTACCAAATACTATATCTTCTTTATTTAAAGCTCTAATTCTAATTCCTACTAAATTTTTATTAATATCATAATGTGGAATAATTATTTCATTTTCAGAAGAATAATATTTAATATCATATTTTAATAAATTTTGATATGTTATACCTTCTGCTGCCCATTCATATGGAAGATAATTTTGGAAAAAATTTAATATATTATTATCATAATACTGTGTTGTAATTTTAGAAGAATGTTGTTTATAATAATCTTTTGTAGAATTATAAACATATAAATCTCGTGAATCATAAAAATCTTCTGTATATTGAATTTTATCAGTTAAATAATTAGCTATATCCCAAAAATTATAATTATTACCTCTAAGTTTATTTATAGCGATTAATAAACTTATTATATCATAACTTTTTTGACATTCTGTAAAACAATAAAACATCTTACTATTTTTATAATAATATAATTTAGGTGAAGCTTCTTCTACGTTTATATTATGACAAATAGTTGGGAATATAATTGTTTCATCGTTTTCATGAATAGGATAAGCATTAAATTCCACTAATATATTTTTTATATCTTCATCTGTTATTTTTTCTTTTAATTTTTGAATATTATATATTGTGCTCATTTATTGCTTTTAATAATGTTTCTTGGTCATATTCTTTTTCTTCTCCAAATAAATATTTAACTATTTGAATATTTATTGGTTGAAACACTTGATCTGTGACAAACATATCTTGTATACGACAAGTTCCTAAATCAAAATTATGCCATACTCGTACTGTAGTATATCTTCCTCTTCTATTTTTATATATATCACTTACATGAGTCGGCAAAGGTAAACAAAGTTTTTGACATACTGGCTCTAATTTAAATGCTTCTTGTGCTGTTATTGGCATTGTAATATATCCAACATCTATTTTATCTGCAACTGCTTTTGAACCACGAAGCATATTTTGATTCCTCATTTTAAATTTTTCTTGTTCTGTATTTTCTAAAGCTGAAGCATTTAATTGAGTTGCAGTTCTAACATAAATATTACATTCAGTAGCAATTTCTTTTAATCCATTAGATAATAAAAGAAGAGCTACATCTTCACGAATTTTTAAATCTCTATATTCGCTAAGTAATCCTGGAGAAGAGAAAATATAATCATAAAAAACATATTCAACTCCAAAATTTTGGACATAATATCTAATTAAAGATTGAATTTGTGCTACATTTGGATCTGGAATTTGTTCTATATAAAAAAATGGATAAGCTTTCATAATTTCTATTGCACATTTAACTCTTTCTTCCTCATCATCTTCATATGCCCCTTGAAGAATATGATCTTCATTAACGTCAGCTAAATATGCTGGAATCATGGTTTGAATTTCTTCTGCTTCCATTTCAGTAATAATAATTAAAGCTTTTTTAGAAAATCCATCTTGTATCCAACGTTTTGCTGTTTTATTATATCTAAATGGATATACTATATGACACATTTCTCCTACCATTGCACGAGTTTTACCTGCTCCGCTACTTGCAGATGATAAATAAAGTTTACCTAATCTTTGTCCTCGTACAATAGTATTCATAATATCATTATATAATGGAAGTCCGGCTTCTGGACTAATTTTAAAATTATCAATAATATTTTCTATTCCTTCAGAAGCTATTGTATTTCTATTTGAACTTTTACTTCTAAATTTTTTCTCAATATTATCAATTTTAATTTTAAAGAAGTTAAAAATATCATCTAAGGTCATTTCTGTAAATTTTTCTTCTTGTTCAATTTCTTTTTTAGGAGAAAGCGGTTCTTCTTTATAAATTTCAGAAATATTATAACCTTGACTTTTTAAAAATCTTAATAAACTTAATTTTTTAAATCTATCATAATAATAAAAAAAGTTATCAAGTTGAGCAATATCTTCAGCATCATTTAAATATTGCAATCCATTAGCATTTTTATAATATTCATAATTTACACTATAAGTTGATAAATAATTATCTATATCAATTGGAGTAATTTTTCCTGTGTTACTATTAAACAAATTATAAATTGCTCCATATACTAATTTGTGCATTTTTTCTGTAAAATCTAGTTGTTCATCAATATAAACTTTTGGATCTAATAAAAGAGAAGGATCTTTTATTAGACAACCTATAATTTGCATTGTATTATTATTATCAATTAAGGAAGCTATAATTACTCCTTTCTATAGACTATTAATATCTATACTCTTTTTATCTTTTTTTGTTATTTCACGTATTATAACTTTTTTAGGTTCTGGTGTTTCGGCAATTTTCTTTTCAAATTTTTCTATTAATTTATCTTGTTCTATTTTTTCTAATGTACTATATTGTTTTGCTCTTTCTAAAACATATGGAATAATACCAATTCCATCCTGACTTTTCTTAATATCACCCTTTTCAATTTCATAAAAATATTTTAAAGTTAATATCATATCTTTATATGAAATTCCGCGTTCATAATAATTAGTCATTTGTTGATACATTTTAGGACTAGGTTTTTTATATTTCCATATTTCACAAATATAATCACATAATTCTTTTCTGTCTAGTAAATCTTGATAACATTTTTCATGATAATATCTTTTAGTTTTTGTATTATAAATTGCTTCTTCTTGCTTTACTTCATTATTACAGTGTCCACATTTTACCATATATTCTCCATATAAAATAAGCCGATAACTTGTATCGGCTTATCAATTTTATATATATTAATTATACACTATTTTATCTGAGAAAGCAAATTTTTAAGATCATCAATTACACTTTCAACTAAATCTTGTTGGCTTTCTACAGCTGTTGAAAGCTTAATTGGCTGTCCAAAATAATCTTGAACAATTGCCATTTTTCTTTCATTCCATTCTGGAGTTTTTGGAAACTGTGCCCAAACTTTTCCAGCTTCAGCCATAGTTTCACTAAATGGACGTTTTGCTTTAGATTCTGCAAAACGATTACTATCTTGCTCAGTAATCATTGAAAGATCACCTTTCACAGATGATTCCATAGCTTTTGTAATTTCTTCAATTAAAGCATCATAAGTAAATGGAATTTTGGGAGCCATTTCACCAAAACGTGAACCTGCCATAATAAATGGAGTATTTCTTGTATAGAAATATCTGTTATTATTTCCATTTTCATCCCATTCTTGACCAATATAAAGAACAAAATCTACAAGAGCATTAATTGCTTTAAGTGCCCTTTTTTCCAATACGGGTTGTATTGTTTCATATTCTTCACCTTTATCATTACGGGCTACCTTAATTTCTTGATGAGCAATACAAACAATACCATATCCCATCATAGTAATTTTACGAAAAATATTACTAAATTCCTTACTGTATACTTTATATAATTTACCATAAGGAACTTCTGAAATATCATTAACACCATTTTGCTGACAAACATATTCTTCACAAAGTTGAGCAAAAAGATCAATAGTATCAAATACAATAGTAGAATACATTTCTTTTGCTTGCGGAGAATCAAGCTGTTTAACAATCTTTTTTACATCAGACCATTTATTAATATCAACAGCTCTTACTCCAGGAATAGCATGATAGCCAACTTCGCTAGCAAGTAATAATACATTAGGTAATTGTGTAGCACAAAAAGTGGTTTTACCAATTTTAGGGCTACCATATATCATGATATATTTACCTTTTAAATCTTTTGTAACCTTATTAGGTTGAATATTTAGAATGTCAATATCTGCCATAATTTAATCCTTAATCCATATATCATTTATTATGGCATTTGTTCAAAATTCAAAATCATCATCAGCAGTAGCTTTTGCGCTAACTGTTTTACTCTTATTTCCTTCAAGCAATTCTGCACGACGACGTTCTCGGTCTGTAATACCTTCCTTAACTTTTTGTTTATCGTATGCAAATTCTTCTTCTTTTGGTTCTCCACCACTTGTAATAATATATTCAATTCTATGATAAGTACGAATTTCTTCTTCAGGTTCTCCAAAACCACCAGCAGAATCAGAAGTAATTTTTTGTGTAATAGTTTTATCTACAATTTTACCACTAATTGAAACTGTATCGCCAACTTCCCAATTAGAATGAATATAATCTACAGCCTGTTTATTTTCAGCAATGAATGTAATTTTATCCCAACGATTAAATTGTTCTAAAATACCTTCAATAAGTAACCGACCAGTTTCTTCTCCATCTGTATCTGTTTCTTCTTTAATTCCAGAAATATAAATTCCACAATTAAAATTAGCTTTAGGATTTTCAGGACTATTTAAGGTAAAGAATGATCCACTAATACGAACTGTGCTAACAACCTGTCCATTAAATCTTGAAACATACATATTTTCTTCAAGACGGCATCCACTAGCACGGACTTTAGTCGCTTTTGTAACATCTCCATTAACTGCGGCCATACTAACACCCTTATCACACACACTTTTAATTTGTGTATAAGAAGGATTAATAGTATTTTTCTTAGTTTTTT